CACAACCGAAAAAATCGAAAGAATCATTTTAAAAAAAACTGCTTGACTTCATGTTTGGGTTTTGGTTTACAATGTGTGGACCGAAACTCAACATGGAGATCATCAAGTGGCATCCCCCCGAATCGAAGCCGCCCGACTGGGCCAGCGCAAGTACACCGGCAAGCCCTGCAAAGCCTGCGGCGAAACCGAAAAGTATGTGATCAACGCGGCCTGCGTTGCCTGCACCAAAAACGCCAAGAGCGCCAATGAATCCAAGATCCGCGAGATCATGGACCAGGCCAAGGCAGGTGCGTGATGCACTTCTACTCATTCAACATTGGTGACTACGCGAGCCACACTCGCCACCTCACCGCATTGGAGGATCTGGCATACAGGCGTTTGCTTGACCTGTACTACCTGCATGAACAGCCGTTGAACGAGCGTTCAACGATCGTTGCACGGGCAATCAACATGCGTGAGCATGAGGCTGAAGTGGTGACCGTTCTTGAGGAATTTTTTGAATTCTTGGAGGGTACTGGGTGGGTTAATCGCAGGGCTGATGAAGAGATTTCCAAGTACCACGGCAAGCTGGAAGCCGCATCCAGAGCCGGTAAAGCCTCCGCTGAACAACGATCGAACGCCCGTTCAACGCCCGTTCAACCAAACAAGAAACAAGAAACAATAAACATTAAACAAGAAACAAAGATAGATACAAGGGTCAAGCCCTTGTCCTGCCCTGATGGTGTGGCACCTGAAGTTTGGGATGGATTCCTGACAGTCCGCAAAGCAAAGAAGGCACCGGTAACTCAAGCGGCAATGGCAGGCATCGAGCGCGAGGCACGCAAAGCAGGCTGGTCACTCAATGCGGCATTGACCGAATGCTGTGCAAGGGGATGGGCAGGATTTAAATCTGATTGGGTCAACAAGGACCAGCAAAACAAAACCCAGCACCAGATCAATCAGGAGGGCATAGCACGCTCACTCGGTCTTTTACCAAAACACGACGAATATCAAGGCACCACTATCGAAGGAGAAATTTATGACGCAGAACCTAATACTCCCAAACGCTTGGGTTGAGAAGATTTTTGCCAGGCTACAGGGCATCTATGGCAGAGAGTTCACCGGGCAGTACAGCACCGGCATGGTCAACGGCATTGACGCTGGCTTGGAAAACGCAAAGGCCACATGGGCTGAAGAACTTGGCACTTTTGTAAAGTGGCCAGAGGCCATCGCATACGCCCTGGAGCACTTGCCTGAACGCGTGCCTAACTGCATCAAGTTCAAAGAACTGTGCCGCATGGCGCCACGGCCAGAACCAATAAAGATTGAGCACACGATCTCTGAAGAGCAGGCGGAGATCAACAGAGCCAGGGTTAGAAAAATGATGGATGAACTGCGTGAAAAAATGGCAATGCCAAAGGTGAAATCATGAGCATGATCAAAACAGTTGTTGTGTGGCTTGCATTGTTGGCCGCATTTTTAATCGTCAACCAGATGGACTACGAAGACGCGATCAAAGAAGAACAGCACTACTGCGACATGGTCCGCGAAGGCCATTGGCCAGCGTACAAGCCTGAGATCGATTGCAAGCGCATCGATCAAGAGCACATGGTGCGGGGTATAAAACTATGACATACGGAAACGCAGACCAAACCTACCAGGACAGGCAGGGCGTCGGCGTCAATATCGGCGAAGAGATGTTCGAGCAATGGTGCGAGCGCAATGGATGGAACTGCACACGCCTGGGGTTCGATGAGAAATTTGCCAATGTTGGCGCGTTCTACAACCTCAACCCAATCCTGCGCAACATCCCAGACTATGTGATCCAGCGCGACGAACGAACCTTTGTGGTCAATGTCAAAGGCACTGCCAACATCAAAGAAAAAGAGCGCTTGCTGTTGCCGCAATTGATCGAGGCTTATTCAACGCAAAAGGCGCCGCTGATTTACATGTTCAGCATCCGCAATCAGCGCATGAAATTTGCAGAGGCAGAGCACATCATTGAACTGTATGACATTGAGTCAGACAAGAAGTGGCACGACGGTGTTGTGTACCGAACCATCCGGTTGGAGTATGTGCGATGAACATAGGGCAAATTATGATGCTGGTTGGTGAACTGCTGATCTGCATGGGTATCGCTGTTGCACTGATCGGTGTGGCAATATATTTTTATTTAAGGAGAGGTGAATGAAATTTGCACGAATATTTGATGTGGTCCGATATGGCCAGATCGTTATGTTGAAACAGCAGAACCAAGAGGGCGCACCTGAGTTGCGATTCTTTTGCCAACCCGAAGGCATGGGCGTGTGCTCATTTGCTATTGGATGGGACGAGGACAGCGGAGAAAGCAAGATCGAGCACGCGTTTGAACACATGGTCATGCGTGAAGCCATTGAGATCGTCGACGGATGGTTTAAGCACATGTCGTCTATGGAGAGTAAACATTGACCGCATACGAACAAGCAAAAAAAATTTTGGATCGCACGCGTGAAGGATGGAACATAAGCCCACAACGAATAAATTGGGCACTCGAAATTACCGGCGATATCGTTGCGGAAAATTCAATGATGATGCAAAATCAATACTGTGCAACTTCGCACGACACTCGAGGAGATCGTCATGGGCTATGGAAAAGACAAGGGCAAGAAACCCCCGAAGCGTTAAGCAGTACCGAATTGACATGAAATGAAGGGTAAGAAGCGGGTGCAATTTGTAGCTGTAAATGAACAGGGATACCGCATCGGCGCATCCCATCACAATGCCCGCCTTCCAGATGATGTCATCGACAAGATCCGTGACATGCACGAAGATGAGGAAGTGGGCTACCGCAAACTGTCTAAGATCTTCGACATCCCTTTGAGCACCATCAAGAAAATTTGCAAGTACGAGCGACGAGCACAAACCCCTGATAGATGGAAAAAAATCATTGATGAAACCCAAGACTGAAAAACGACCACCAGGCAGGCCACCAGAGCCAGTGCCACAGGACCGAGCCGACGAGATCTGCGAATGGATCACGACCGGCAAAACCCTGCGTGAATGGTGCCGGAACAATGGTATCCACTACTCGACCGTGTACCTTTGGATGGGGAAAGACAAGGAGTTTGCTCAACGCTTCGCGGAGGCGCGTGAAATAGGCACAGACTGCATTGCCGACGACGCGCTCGAGATCATCGACACGAAGCCAGAGATGACTGGCGGCGACAATCCCAAGTACGACAGCGCCCATGTGGCCTGGTTACGCAACCGGGCAGAGTACCGGCTCAAGCTGTTGGCCAAGTGGAACCCAAAGAAGTACGGCGACCGCACCACCTTGGCCGGTGACCCTGATAACCCATTGATGGAGCCGATGGACGACACCCAGCGAGCGGCCAAACTGCAAGCGATTCTGGCCACAGCCCAGGCGCGAAAGGTCAAGAATGGTGGAGGCGTTTGATCCTGCGTTGCTGGCGTATCTGACCGACGAGGAAAGATCAGAACTCGATTCACTACTGACCAGCGACAAGACCCTGTGGCGCCCACTGTCTGGCCCGCAGACCATGGCATACGAAAGCCAGGCCGACATCATTGGCTACGGCGGCGCGGCGGGCGGCGGCAAGACTGACCTGGCCTGCGGCAAAGCATTGACCAGCCATCGCAAGATCGGCATCTTCCGATTGAACGGCACCGAGTTGACCGGCGTGCTGGACCGCATCACCGAGTTGGTCGGCAGTCGCAATGGGTACAACGGCAAGGACAATATCTGGCGCATGAGGCGCATCGATGGCGTGGCTATTCAGGTCGAGTTCGGATCGTTCCCAAACCCAGACGACGAGAAGAAGTACCAGGGCCGACCGCATGACCTGCTGGTCTTTGATGAGGCCGCGAACATGCGCGAGTCTGCCGTGCGCTTCCTGCTTGGCTGGTTGCGTACCACCGTGCCTGGCCAAAAGTGCCAAGCCCTGTTGACATTCAACCCACCAACCACAGCCGAGGGCCGCTGGATCGTCCAGTTCTTTGCGCCATGGCTGGACAAGAAACACCCGAACCCGGCAGAGCCAGGCGAACTGCGCTACTTTGCAACCGTCGATGGCAAAGATGTCGAGATGGATACGGGTAAACCCTTTATTCACAATGGAGAGCAGATCACGCCGCTGTCGCGTACCTTCATTCCCTCACGCATAAGTGATAACCCTTACTTGATGGGGACCGGCTACATGGCACAACTTCAATCACTACCCGAGCCACTGCGCTCACAGATGCTGTACGGCGACTTCCAGGCAGGCATGGAGGACGATCCTTGGCAGGTGGTGCCCACGGCATGGGCAGAGGCCGCTATGGCCCGCTGGAAGCGTCCTGACAAGCTGGCGCCAATGGATAGCCTGGGCGTCGATGTGGCCAGAGGCGGCAAAGACAACACAATCCTGGCCAGGCGCCATGGCATGTGGTTCGATGAGGCACTGGCTTACCCGGGCAAGACCACACCCGATGGCCCGACGATCGCAGGCCTGGTGGTGTCAGCACTACGCGACCGGGCGCCGATCCACATCGATGTGATTGGTGTCGGCTCAAGTCCGTACGACTTCCTGAACGAGATGGGCCAGCAGGTGCTGGGCGTCAATGTGGCTGAGTCAGCCCTGGGCCTGGACAAATCTGGGCGCCTGCGCTTCAAGAACCAGCGGTCAGAACTGTGGTGGCGCATGCGTGAGGCATTGGACCCAGCCAACAACACCGGCATCGCGTTGCCTCCAGATCAACACCTGCTCGCTGACCTGTGCGCACCGACCTGGAAGCTGGTTGGCCAGACTGTGGCCGTGGCCAGCCGGGAAGAAATCCTCGACAAGATCGGGCGATCACCTGACTATGCGTCGGCCTACTGCCTGGCATTGATGGACACGCCCAAGCGATCGATCATGAAGGAACTGGGCCGCTACAACAAAAGGGAAGAGTATGACCCGTACAGCAAACTTTGAACGAGTGGCTACCGGCCTCGATGTCGCGCCCTTGCTGGCCAGGCTTGATGCCATGCCGCACCTATGGGACGAGATCACCGCACGCCAGGAGTACACCGGCACGGCACATACTGACACACATTGCATCTACCCGCGTGGCCCGCTCAAGTTCACGCCGTACTACTACATGTTTGACATCGGGGCGTATGACTACCCAGTGATGGACACGCTGGCCGATGTCCTGGTCCCGATCCTGCGGCCACTGCTTACCGATGTGCTCAAGGTCGACGACCTGGGCCGGGTGCTCATTGTCAAACTCAAGCCTGGTGGCGTCATTACGCCGCACACTGACGAAGGCACTTACGCAGACCACTATGCACGCTTTCATGTGGCCGTCACAGGCACAGACAAGGCGACACTGACAGCAGGAGGTGAGACGCATCATCTCGAGCCTGGCGACGCATGGTGGTTTAATCACAAGGTAAAACACTCAGCACGAAACGACGGCGATACCGACCGCATCCACATCATCATTGACGCGGTGACCCCGCTGTTCCCGATGCGTAAGGTACCCGTATCCGATAATGTAGCCACTACTGTGGCGTCAATAGTGGGGAACCCATGACTGAAATCCGACTTTCAAATGTCGATGAGATGCTTGCGAATGCAAGTGAGTTGTTCTCGGAACACTGGGAAGAGATTGCCCTGAACAAGCAGGTGATGGTGCTCAAGCCCGATGAGGATAAGTACCGAGCCGCAGAGGCCAACGGCATGCTGTTGATCCTCGCCGCTTTTGAGGACGAAAAGGTTGTGGGTTATTCGGTGAATGTTGTGACGAATCATCTTCACTACGCCGATCTCATAACATGTAGCAACGACTTGCTCTTTGTGACTGAAGGCAAGAGGAGTGGCCGACTTGGCTTGCAACTGATCCGTGCAACGGAGAAAGAAGCAAAACAGCGCGGCGCCCGTCTGATGCTGTGGCATGCCAAACCAGGCACGCCGCTGGAGAAGATGATGCCTCGCCTTGGTTACGGTGTGCAGGACATTATCTTCAGTATTCAGATCTAAAGGAGATCATCATGGGTGTAACAGCGGCAGTAGCGGCAGTGGTAGGAACCACATACGCGGTCTATAGTGGCGAAGAGGCTAAGAAAACGCAAAAGCAAGCAATGCAAAGACAAGAAGTTGCACAAACGCAACAGCTTGAGCAGGCTAAAGAAGTTGCGGCAACCTCACAGCAAAACATCAACAAGGCAAACCAACGCCGACCAGACACGCAGGCCGCTATGGCTGATGCGACTATGGCTGGCTCTGGTGGTGGAAGCGGCACCATGCTGACTGGCCCGCAGGGTATCGACCCTCAACAGTTGGCCCTTGGCAAAAATACTTTACTCGGCGGTTAAACCATGAGTCAATTCCCCAGCGACGCACAGTCGTATCCAAATGCCCCGACGCGGGACAAACTGTTCACGCGCTGGGGTCAACTCAAGTCGGAGCGTGCATCCTGGTGGGCGCACTGGCAGGAGATCACGACCTACTTGCTACCACGCAATGGCCGATACTTCGTCCAGGACCGTGACAAGGGATGGCGCCGTCACAACAACATCTACGACAACACCGGCACACGCTCACTGCGCGTGCTAGGCGCTGGCATGATGGCTGGTGCAACAAGCCCAGCGCGACCATGGTTCCGTTTGGCCACCGCAGACCCTGAACTCAACAAGTATCAGCCGGTCAAAGTTTGGCTCGATGACACAACCCGTCGCATGCAGATGGTATTTCAGAAGTCCAATACCTACCGCGCCATGCACCAGATGTATGAGGAACTTGGCGCATTCGGCACTGGTGTGTCGATCGTATTGCCTGACTTCAACAATGTCATTCATCACTACCCGCTGACAACTGGCGAGTATTGCATTGCCACTGATTACCAGGGTGGTGTTGACACGCTGTACCGTGAATACGAAAAAACTGTTGCAGAAGTGGTGCAAGAGTTTGGGCGCGAGAACTGCTCGACGACCGTGCGCAACATGTTTGACCGTGGAACACTTGATGCCTGGGTGCCCATCATTCATGCCATCGAGCCTCGTTCAGATCGAGACACACGCAAGCGCGACAACATAAATATGCCGTATGCGTCGTACCACTTTGAGGTGGGCGGCGACAACAGCAAATTCCTGCGCGAGTCTGGCTTCAAGATATTTCCTGTGCTGGCTCCACGCTGGGCCACTGCTGGTGGTGACATCTACGGCAACAGCCCTGGCATGGAAGCATTGGGCGACATCAAGCAATTGCAACACGAGCAACTGCGCAAAGCACAGGCGATCGATTACCAGGTCAAGCCACCGCTCCAGGTGCCAACCTCAATGAAGAACCGCGATGTCGAGACACTGCCTGGTGGCGTATCGTTTGTTGACGCAAACTCACCAACGGGCGGCATCCGCTCTGCGTTTGAAGTCAACCTCAACTTGCAGTACCTGCTCAACGACATCCAAGACTGCCGCGACCGCGTTCGTGGTGCGTTCTATGCTGACCTGTTCTTGATGCTGGCTAACGCAACAGACACACGCATGACAGCGACCGAAGTGGCCGAGCGTCACGAAGAGAAACTACTCATGCTTGGACCAGTGCTCGAGCGCTTGCACAACGAGTTGCTGTCTCCATTGATCGACATGACATTCACCCGCATGGTAGAGGCTGGCGTGCTATTGCCACCACCTCCAGAATTGCAGGGCATGGAGTTGTCGGTCGAGTTCGTATCGATGCTGGCGCAGGCACAGCGTGCCATTGGCACCAACAGCGTTGACCGATTCGTCGGTAACCTGGGCGTCGTGGCCAACATGAAGCCAGAAGTGCTTGACAAGTTCAACAGCGACGCATGGGCTGATGCTTATGCCGACATGCTTGGCGTTGACCCCAACATCCTGGTGGGCGGCGAGCAAGTTGTAATGATTCGAACCGCACGCAACGAAGCACTTGCGGCCAAAGAGCAACAGGCCGCAATGCAACAGCAAGCAGTCATCGCCAAAGATTTGTCACAAGCAAAGACGACAGACCCTAGCGCCTTGACCAATGTGATAGATATGTTCTCCGGATACAACACACCCTGAAAGGAATAGCCATGCCAATGATCAACATGCAAAAGCCCGCCGAGCGCGAAGAGATGCCAGGAGAATACGAAGCAGACGAGCCGCGTTACCCATACGGCCTGTGCATCAGCCTGGGCAAAGACGAACTCGAGAAGCTGGGCATCACCGTATTGCCGAAGGTCGGCACTGAAATGTCAATCATGGCCAAGGCCTATGTCAAGATGACTCGTGCGTACGAGACTCAAGGCGAAGGCGAAGACATGGGCATCGAGTTGCAGATCACCGACATGGAGATCCAAGGCAACCAGCAACAGCGTAATGCTGATGCGTCGACCATGCTCTACGGCTCGGGTGAGTAACTATGCCAGCCAAGACTGAGAAGCAGGCCCGGTTCATGCGGGCCGTGGCCAACAACCCCGAATTCGCAAAGAAGGCCGGGGTGCCTCAGTCTGTTGGCCGTGAGTTCTCACAGATGGCCGACAAGATGTATCCGGCCAAAGACAAAGAAAAGAAGAAGGACTGACCATGCCAGGACCGGGACTTTGGGCCAACATTCATGCGAAGAGAAAACGCATCGAGCAGGGATCTGGTGAGCGCATGCGAAAGCCTGGCGAAGAGGGCGCCCCAACCCGTAAAGACTTCAAAGAGTCTGCGGCTGAGAAACTCTACGGCAAAGACAAGGACAAAAAATAATGGCACGCCAAAGATACCAGGGCGCTCCCTGGCTGTACGACGAATCGACCGGCGACATCGTCGGAGTCAAAGATCCTGACGGGTCAGAGTTCTACTTTCAGCGTGCGCCGTTACTTGGCTTGTTTCATGACAACACAACGCAAACTGCCGCCTTGGCAAACACAGCGTACGCAATGACTCTTGGTGAAACCGACATATCTCGGGGGATAACAATTGTCGACACAACCAAAATTACAGTGAGTCGTGCTGGTGTTTACAACATTCAATTTTCAGTTCAATTGGATAGGACCAATTCTGGTACCGATGTTGTTGATATATGGTTCAGAAAAAACGGGGTTGATGTCTCTGATTCAAACACCAAAGTTACGATAAGTGGTTCGGCTAATGCCTGCAAGACAGTCGCGGCCTGGAACTTTTTTGCTGAAGCCAATGCTGGCGACTATTTCCAAGTCATGTGGAATACCCCAGATACCCGCGTAAATCTTCATTACAACGCGGCAGGTACCAGCCCAACCAGGCCAATTACACCGTCGGTCATTTTGACCGTTAATGAAGTAGCGGCATGAGGGTACCCGTATCCAAATGTGCAGTAGTTAGATTGGCGCCATGAGCAAAGAATTCGACCCGATCGATATCCGTGGGCAAGAGCGTGCAAAGTCCGACAAAGATATGCGCGAAAAACTGGCCCGCGATAACGAAGAGGCAGATATCAAGTGGCTCATGGGTAGTAAGAGGGGGCGTCGCGTAGTGTGGCGTCTTATGGATCAATCCGGCGTGTTCCGGCTGTCGTTCAATACCAATGCAATGCAAATGGCATTTGCAGAAGGTAACAGAAACTTCGGCAATCGCACGCTCGCGATGATTCACTCTCTATGTCCTGAGTTATATCCACAAATGGTAAAGGAGCAATCCAATGACAGAATCGCTGATGACGGATCAAGCCACAACGACCACTGAAGGCACGCCCGCATCGCAAGACGCCTCGAGCACACAACCGACGGGGGGTGAGCAACAGGCATCACAGCAACAGGCTGACGGTACGCAAAACCAGCAGACTGGCCAGGACGGCCAGAAGACTGGCAATACCGAAGGTGATCAGAACGGTGTCAAGGCCACGGCCAAAGCACCGGAAGCGTACGAATTCAACGCAGGAGAAGGCCGAGAGTTCGACCCCGAGGTGATTAAATCATTCTCGGAAATCGCCAAGGAATTGGATTTGCCGCAAGACGCCGCGCAGAAAGTGCTGGACAAAGTCGCACCAAAAATCTTGGAGCGTCAGATGCAAGCACTTGAAACTGCTCGTAATGAATGGGCCGAATCTGCTCGCACCGACAAGGAATTCGGGGGTGACAAACTCAACGATAACCTGGTTGTGGCGAAGAAAGCACTCGACTCGTTTGGTACGCCAGAATTGCGCAAGTTGTTAAACGAGTCTGGCCTGGGCAATCATCCGGAAATGATCCGCATGATGTACAGGGCAGGCAAAGCAATCAGTGAGGATCGCTTTGTTGGCGGCACTCGAGGTGGTCAGAAGTCTGGCCCCAAGGGTTTCAACGATTTAGCATCAGCGCTTTATTCAAATCAGCAATCTTAAATAGGAGTCCATCATGGCTACTTTGTCGAACAACTCTCTCACCCTGGCCGATTGGGCCAAACGCGTCGACCCGGACGGTCGAGTTCCCATCGTTGCAGAACTGCTTTCGCAGAGCAACGAAATCTTGGAAGACTGCGTGTTCAAGGAAGGCAACCTGCCTACCGGCGAACGCGTCGTAATCCGTACTGGCTTGCCAACTGTTTACTGGCGTGCTCTGAACCAAGGTATTCCAAACAGCAAATCGACAACTGCACAAGTTGACGAGGCTTGCGGTATTTTGGAAGCCCGTTCTGAAATCGACAAAGACTTGGCAATGTTGAACGGTAACACCGCTCAATTCCGCCTGTCTGAAGACCAGGCTTTCCTGGAAGCAATGAACCAGACTCAAGCCACGACTTTGTTCTACGGCAACCCTGGTGTTGATCCCAAGCAGTTCCTCGGCCTTGCCGCTCGCTACAGCGACAGCACTGCCGCCAACGGTCAGAACATTCTGAAGGCCGGTGGCTCTGGTTCTGATAACACATCGGTCTATTTGGTCGTGTGGGGTGACAACACTGTGTACTGCCCGTTCCCTAAAGGCTCGAAGGCTGGCTTGGTTCACGAAGACCTCGGCGAGCAAACCGTTTACAACAGTGACGGCACTCGCATGCAGGCTTTGGCAACTCGCTACCAGTGGAAGAATGGTCTTGTCGTTAAAGATTGGCGCTATGTTGTGCGCATCGCAAACATCGATGTGTCTGACCTAATGGCCCAAACTGGCACACAAGCCGCTTCAGCCGCAACCGCGATCATTAAATTGATGGCTCGTTCTTTGTATCGTATTCCTAACATGGCAATGGGCCGTGGCGCGTTCTACATGAACCGCACTGTGCATTCCGGTTTGGCAATTGCGGCATTGGACAAGAGCCAATATGTTTTGAAGATCAACGAAGGCTTGAGCCAATTCGGTATGCCTTATTCTTGGCTGTCGTTCCTTGGCGTTCCGCTCCGTTGTGTTGACTCATTGCTCAACACCGAAGCGGCCATTTCTTAATTGATCAACTTAACTCTGAAAGGAACACATCATGATTACCGATAAACTGCTCCGCGTCTCTACTGACCAAGCCGTGACCACAACTGCCGTGTCGACCGATACTGTCGACTTGTCTATTGCTCGCGACATGGGCGAAGGTGGCGACCTTTACATGAACTTCGCAATGACTGAGGCTTTCGCTGGTGGTACTTCTACCAACTTCGAAATCATCATCGCTGACAATGCCGCTCTGTCGAGCAATGTCGTGGTGATTGGCGCTTCCGGCGCGATCGTGACTGCTAGTTTGACTCTTGGCACTAATGTTGCCGTGCGTCTGAACCCGCAAATCGCATCGCTTGGTAAGCGTTACTTGGGCGCCCGCTACACCGTGTCTGGCACTAACACTGCTGGCAAGGTTGTTGCAGATATCGTTACCGATATCCAGGACGGCAAGAAGTTCTATGCGTCTGGCTTTGCCGTAGTCTAATAAGGAGAATTACACATGCCAAAATACCGCGTCATCGCAACTTGCTTTATCAACAACGGCCTACGCAATGAAGGCGAGATCATCGACTATGATGGTCCTGCTGGATCTGCGCTGGTCCCTTTAGATGATGAAGGCAATGAGGCCAAGGCAGAAACTTCTGCAAAGAAGTGGGCACCGAAAGCCAAGCGCGGCGTTGATGAAGGCTCCGTGTAATCCTTCCTAATTGGAAGCCGTAAGTCACGGGGGGCCGCTGGGAAACCACGGTCCCCTTTTTACATTTAGGAGGCCATGATGGCATCAGTTGTCGACATTTGTAACCTTGCGCTGGCGCACCTGGGCGACAACGCCACCATCGCAAGCATCGATCCCCCAGAAGGATCTGCGCAGGCAGAACACTGCCAACGCTTCTTCCCAATTGCTCGAGACACTTTGCTCGAGATGCACAGTTGGGCTTTTGCAACCAAACGAGCATACGGCGCCGAAGTTGAAAACACTTGGCCAATGTGGCAGTACGCATACGCAATGCCAGGTGATGCAATGCACATCATGGCAGTGCTACCACCAGAAGCACGAGACGACTACAGCACCAACTTCACTCCGGAAACTTATCCGGACTTTTACACAAACTACTCGCCGTCTGTTGCCGCTGGCCAATATGTCCCGCAGAAGTTTTCTGTCGAGACTGCATTTGATGGCTCGCAGATTGTGCTGACCAATCAAAAGCAAGCTGTCATTCGCTATGGCGCACGCGTAACTGACCCAACAAAATACTCCGCACTATTCACCACAACCTTATCGTGGCACCTTGCATCAATGCTTGCAGGACCAGTGATTAAGGGTGACCAGGGCGCGGCAGAAGCCAAGCGATGCATCACGATGATGAATCTGTACCTTGGCAAAGCAATGGAGTCTGATTCTAATGAGCGCCAGATCAAGCCAGAGCACATCGTGTCCTGGATCGCGGGGAGATAAACATGCCTAATGTGCGCACACTACAACGATCATTTGCTGGCGGCGAGATGTCGCCAGAGATGTTTGGTCGCATCGATGATGTGAAATACCAGACCGGCGCGGCAACAATGAAAAACTTCATTGCAACGCCACAAGGTCCGGCAGAAAACCGCGCAGGCTTTGCATTTGTCCGCGAGGTCAAAGACAGTACCAAGCGCACCAGGCTCATCCCGTTTACATACTCGACCACGCAAACCATGGTCATCGAATTAAGCCCTGGCTACATTCGTTTTCACACACAAGGTGGCACACTGCTGTCTGGTGGCGTTCCATACGAGATCGCTAACCCATACGCAGAAGCAGATCTGTTCGACATTCACTATGTGCAGTCGGCTGATGTGATGACGCTGGTGCATCCCAACTATGCGCCGCGTGAACTCAAACGATTAGGCGTTACCAACTGGACACTGACCAGCATCAACTTTGGATCGCCGATTGCCGCGCCCACTGGCGTGACTGCCACCCGGTACATTCCTGCGTCATCCTCAACCAACGCAGACACATACGAGACGATGAGTTATGTTGTGACGGCCATCACATCCGATGAGATTGGCGAGTCCGTTTCATCCAGCGTGGCATCAGTCACCAACAACATTTTTGTTACTGGCGCAACCAACACGATTGCTTGGTCAGCAGTGACTGGCGCATCGCGTTATCGCGTCTACAAACTGTTGGGAGGTCTGTATGGCTACATCGGAAGCACGACTGGCACAAGCATCGTCGACAACAACATCGCGCCAGATCTGTCGCTTACTCCACCCATATACGACAACGAGTTCGTCAGTTCAGGAAACTACCCTGGCGCCGTTTCGTACTTTGAACAGCGTCGCTGTTTTGCTGGCACCATCAACGAGCCACAAAAAATCTGGATGACCAAGTCAGGCACTGAGTCCAATCTCAGTTATGGCCTACCTATTCGTGACGACGACCGCATTGAGTTCCGTGTGGCCGCTCGCGAAGCCAACACAATTCGCCACATTGTCCCGCTGACCCAATTGCTTTTGTTGACCGGGTCTGCTGAGTGGCGCGTGTCATCATTGAACAGTGACGAGATCACGCCGACCACAATCTCTGTTCGGCCACAGTCATACATCGGTGCATCAAATGTTCAACCGGTGATCATCAACAACGCCCTAGTCTATTGCGGCGCACGCGGTGGCCATGTGCGCGAACTGGGGTACAACTGGCAGGCCAGCGGCTTTATCACCAATGACCTGTCCATCCGTTCTGCAAATCTGTTTGACAACTACGAGATCAGCGACATGGCATTTGCCAAGGCTCCGATCCAGATGGTTTGGTTTGTGTCGACTTCAGGCATGTTGCTTGGCTTAACCTATACACCAGAGCAACAGGTCGGCGCATGGCACAAGCACGATACCGATGGCACATTTGAGTCTTGCACAGTGGTGGCCGAGGGCAATGAGGATCGGCTGTATGTTGTCGTCAAGCGCACCATTGGCGGAGTCACAAAGCGATATGTCGAGCGCATGGCAAGCCGTCACTTTGAATCGATCGAGGGCGCATTTTTTGTCGACTCGGGCGCGACCTATGACGGAACCAACACTTCGGCCACGACCGTCACAGTCAGTGGCGGCACGACCTGGGGGCCAGCAGATATCCTGACAATTACAGCATCGACGGCCATCTTCACTTATCCAGGCACTGGGGATATAAACGACGCCATTGTTCTGACCGACTCCGCTGGCAACAAGTATCGCCTCACAATCCGTTCCACGACCTCCACAACGGTCGCAACGGCTCGAGTTGATGTGACACTACCCGCCGCACTCAGAAACACAGCCACGACCCTGTATTCGTTTGCCCGCAATACGATCAGTGGTCTGACCTGGCTTGAGGGCAAGACCGTCTCGATCCTGGCTGATGGATCGGTGCAACCGCAAGAGGTTGTGACCAGTGGAGCAATTACGCTCGACCGGGCTTCGAGCATCATTCACATTGGCCTGCCATACCAGTCTGACTTGCAAAGCCTGCCGCTGGCCATGGGCATTGACAATGGCATGGGCCAAGGACGCTACAAGAATGTCAACAAGGCCTGGCTCCGCGTGTACCAGTCCTCCGGTATTTTCATTGGTCCAAACCCACAAAACTTGGTCGAAGCCAAGCAACGGACGACAGAACCATACGGCTCGCCTCCTGCGCTCAAAACAGAAGAGATCCAGATTATGCTGACACCGACATGGCTTGATAGTGGCCAGGTGTATGTCAGACAGTCTGACCCATTGCCATTGACCATCGTTGGCATGACCCTTGAGGTTGCAATCGGTGGGTAAAGGTACCCGTAAGATCCGGTGACCCGGATACTGTTCAACCATGCAATAACCTGGTGCTGTGGAGGTAAGGTCAACACAGTCCTCCAAGCCCAGGCGAAACAGGAGATTTGACAAATGGCAACCTTATTGACCGGAACCGGGACGCAGGCAATGGGCCAGTTCGGCTCTATCTTTTCTATTGGTGGAGCAGTCACTGGTGCGATTGGCTCCTACTACGCCGCCCAAAGCCAGAAGGCGCAACTGGATTCACAAGCATCTTCGATGCGCTTTCAGTCTGACATTTCTGAACTAAATGCGGCACAGGCTGAATTTACGGCCCAGCAGATCATGCGTGCTGGTAATTTAAAGCAGGGGCAAATCAGCCTTCGTGCTGGCAAAATCAAGAGTTCACAGCGTGCATCGATGGCCGCTCGAGGCATTGACCTGGGCGTTGGCAGTGCTGTTGAGACGATTGCAACAACCGACCTCATGAAAGAGATCGATATGCTGACGGTTAACGCAGACACCGTACGCAGTGCTGAGTCCGCTCGACAACAGCGCCAGAACTATTTGACCGCATCAGCAATGCAGGATGTCTCTGCTTCCAACTTGGCAGGCTCTGCTTCAACCATCAGCCCGTTCATGGCGGCTGGCACAAGCATTCTGGGTAGCGCTGGATCTGTAGCCAATGCCTGGTACCAAGATCGCAAACTTGCGGCCATTGCAAGCCGTTTGGGCATCGAATAAGGACCGACCATGGCAACAGTACCCATTTACGATTTACCGACCCAAGACGCCACCGTAGGCAACATGCCTGCATTCCAGGCTCCTGGCGTGGAGCCAATGCGCAATTTCACTGGCGAGCAAATGCAAAAGGTTGGCCAGGCAGTTCAGTCTGCTGGCCTTACTGTAGTCAAAATTGCAGACCGCTTGCAAGGCGAACTTGATGATGCACAGGTCAAAGAACTCTACAACAACTTTGCGGCTACGGCTGACGAAATCGAAACCAGATACCTGACACTTAAAGGTAGAGACGCTGTCGACAACGCAATGAAGACCCGCGTTGATCTTGACGCCGCATTTAAAGATGTTGCGGACAAGGCACAGAATGATGTCCAGCGCATCATGTTGCGCAACTCTGCCAATGTGCGTTTGCGCAGTGCCAACAGTTCAATCATCAAGCACTCGCTTGTTGAACAACGCGACTACGATGTCAAAGAAAGTGGCGCCCAAGTTGACACATTTGTCAATGACGCGATTCGCTACTCTGCTGGCTGGCGCAGTCCGGACGGCGACTTTGCAATTTACTATGGCGCGGCAAAAGATGGCGCCAACAAGCTGGCCGACAAACTTGGCTACGAGCCAAAGAGCGCACAGCGTGAGCAGTTGCTTTTAAAAGCGACCAACGCTATTCATGGCCAGGTTGTTCAAACTCAGATCGATGCGCAAAACCTTGACCAGGCACGCGACTACTTGCAACGCTATGGCAAAGAGATGACGCCGGAGACTTTTGGCCGCGCAAAAAAAGCGCTTGAGATCGGCACAGCCGATGTCAAAGAACAAAGTTTGGCAGAAAAATTTTGGAGTAGTAGCGGCAACAACATTGCTGGTGCTCTAAAGCTGGCTCGTGAAACTTTATCCGGCAAAGAAGAAGACCAGGTTGTGCAACGCTTGAAGATTTTTGAAAACGAGCGCACTGGCATTGTTCAAGCCGCACAGAACGAAGCCAAAGACAAAGCATGGCGCTCGTATGCAGAAACAAATAACTTTAGCAAAATACCTGCAAGCATTTTGGCCAGCATGGACGGCGCTGATTTGGCCAGCTTGCAACGCACAGCCAAGGCTGATGTTGAGGCACGCACAAAAGGCACTGAGGTCAAGACAGATTCAAATATCTACTACCAGTTAACGCAGGAAGCAATTACAAACCCGGACTTCAAAGACCCGACTAAAGTTGATCTGCGCAAATACTTTGACAAATTGTCGCCCGGTGACCGCAATCATTTTATCAATCTGCAACGAACGCTAGGAACAAAGAACGAAGCGCCAGAGGCAGTTACAACGCAACAGCAAATTGGCGCAGTAACCAAACAGCTTGGTCTAAAAAATGAGAAGGCTGGAATGTTTGAGTCTGAAGCCAATAAGGCTTTGTTCGCGGCCCAAGTTCAAAAAGGCGGCAAGCTAAATCAAGCAGAGCGCCAAAAGGTTCTTGATGGCCTGGTGCTTGAAGGTGAAGTATTGAGTGGATCGTTCTTCTTGCCAGATTCAAACATGCGCCGGTTCGAGGCTCGTGCTCGTGGAGACGAAGCCAAGTTCAAGCCAGAGTTCACTGATGCACAACGCTCTCGTGCAACCGAAGCGCTTAAACGCAATGGCGTATCAAACCCAACCAGAACGCAAGTTGATGCGGTTCTGTACGAAACCTACGGTATTGAGAAGAAGTAATAGGACACAACGACATGATGCTAGTACCTGATGATGAATTTGATGCCGCCGCCCAACGAGTTGCTGGTGTAAAAAAAGCACCAACACTTGATGAAGCCGCCGCCAATGTAATCGATGGCCAGCGCACGCAACTGCGCACCAGCCTGTATGGCGCCCTTGATTCCAATCCGGATGAGGCCGCACGCGCAAAGAATTTATCAAACAAGTCCGGCGTACCTGTCGACATCGTCCAGCGCAACTACGCGCAAGTTAACCGCACTGTGCAACTTAATGAGTTCGACGAAACACTCAAGCGATCGCCATTGCTTGGCCAGTGGTTAAGCAATTCAAACAACGCAAAGATTTCACACGACGATTCCACTAACCTGGCTGGCATCGAGCGTGAGTACGGCACGATCAAGCCGATCGAGCGGTCATTCCTAGAAGAGATTACCGAACCATTCCAGCGTGGCTATGCGCGATTTAAAAAGGGCTTTGCATTAAATCTTGAAGACACGGCCATGATGAAAGGCCTACGCTCTCGTCAACAAGCGGCGGCTGAAGCAAACGGCATCACATACGATCCCAAAGTTCAGCAGGCAGTAAGCCTGGCTAACTACCAACGCAATGTTGAAAAATTTCCTGTCCCTGCTGACATTCAGCGGGGCATGATGGAGTTGAGCGAAGCAACAACTTTTGGTGAATTTGGATCTGCTGTTTTGCGAAACCCAATGGCATTGAAAGAAATTGCAATTGAGTCTGCTGGTATTGCGTCTCCAACTATTGCATTGGCAATTGCAAGTCGCGGTATTGGGCCAACGGGCGCATCGACTTTGGTTCCGTTTTTGTCAAAGCAAGGCATTCGTCAGGGATTGACCATTGGCGCCGGAAGTTTTTTCACTGAATATGCGGCGACTATGGATGAGGTCATGTCATCTAGTGGCACAAGCATGACTGATCCAAACAATGTCTACAAAGCGTTGACCGATGAAAAGTTGATGGCTGAAGCCAAAGACAAAGCATTGAAGCGCGGCGTTCCTATTGCTTTGTTTGATGCTTTAACGGCAGGCTTTGCTGGAAAACTTTTGTCTGGTGCAAAACCAACAGTCACAAGCGTTGCGTCACGCGTTACTGGCGAGTTATTGTTGCAGGCTGGTGGTGGAGCCGCAGGTGAAGCAACAGCGCAAGTTTTAACCAATGAGTGGAAACTTGGAGAAGTGTTGCTTGAGGCTATTTTAGAATTGCCATCATCTTTGGTTGAAGTTCCAGGCAACTACAAAAGCACCATGTTGCAGGCTGAGTCTGCCGAACGCAGTGCTCAAGCATTTGAAAAGGTGCAAGAGTTCTCTCGCGCCAGCAAAGTACGCGCACGCAGTGCTGAAACTTTTAACGACTGGATCGGTCAAGTATCGCAAGAGACTGATGTCACCACGGTTTACATCAGCGGCGAAACGCTCAAGCAATCTGGATTGGCCGAGCGTGTGGCTGAAGTATCGCCATCCGTGCGCGAGCAACTTGACACAGCCATTGCAACTGGTGGCGACATTGCCATCCCTGTGACCGAGTACCAAACCAACATTGCACCGACCGAGTTCAGCACCGCGCTGATTGACGACTTGCGCATTGAAGGTGAGATGATGACACGCCGCGAGGCACGCGAATTTATCGACAACCAGGCTGAGATCATGAAGACTCAGATGGAGGCCAACGCCAAAGTCGAGATGACCAACAAGGACTTTGTGAAGTCTGCGCGTGAGGTTGAGAATCTGATGTACCAACAGGTCAAAGCGACCAAGCAGTACACCGACAACGCGGCACGAATCAATGCACAACTTGTGCGTGACTTTGTGGTGACCCAATCAGCGGCACTCAAGATCATGCCGACCGAGTTCTACAACCGCTACATGTACCGCGTCGAGCGAGCAGAAGGCCAGCAAGGAAGCATGGCCCTGTTCAATCAAGACCAGCGCGTGATCACTGACAGCGTGCCATTCCGCAACTGGTTTGGCTCGTCTATTTTTCAAGACGAAAGCGGCAGACCACAAACGCTTTACCACGGCACCGCAGACAATGTGACAGCGTTTGACCTTGACAATCCAAACCGCAAAGACAGCGGCTGGCTTGGCACTGGTGTGTACTTGACTGACAGCGCCGACATGGCCGAAATCTATGCCATGCAAAAGCGCCGCACCGGCACTGCTGGTGAGAATGTCATGCCGCTGTATGCGCGACTCGAGAACCCTTACATGGCCACCATGGAGGACAAGACCCGTATTCGTGCTGGTGGTCGCGAAGCCGCTGATGCATTTACTGCTGAACTGCAAGCGCAAGGCTATGACGGCGTAATCATGGAGGTTGCGCCTGATGCCCGCGAGATTGTTGTGTTTGACAACACCGCAGTCAAGTCGCCATTCAACGATGGCACCTGGTCGCGTGAGAATGCAGACATCTTGCGCCAAGGTCGACAAGTATTGCAAACCGAATCACTGACCGACGCGGATGCAATCAACTCTGAGGAAGACGCAGAAGGCGACGATGTGGCCGCAATTGAAGCGCAAGCCGACATCCCCGAAACTGTTGAAGACCAGGCTGAACTCAAGAACGCACTTGAGGTGGCCAAGAGCCAGGTGTGGAATAAAGGTCGTGACCTCAAGATGGCCATCCAGACCGCAGTGCAACAAGCCGCAACTGATGCCGGTGTCGATGTGTCTGTACCGTCTCCACAGACCACTGACTACCTGGTGCGTGTGGGCGTCAAGGACGCATTGTTTGCGCTTGAGCAAAACCCCAACGCAATTGGCTGGTACGACGAAAAAACTCGCCAGGCGCTGGCCGTCATGGCATTGGTCCACCCAGAAATTGCAACCAACGAAGACGCACGCTTTGCATTCACCTGGGCGCTGGCTGTCACATCCAACGGTTTGAAGGTCGACAAGAACTTTGAACTGGCCGAAAAGGCTTACAGCTACTACAAAGAAAACAAGGTCATGCCCACCAACATCAAAGGTGGCCAGGCCCAAGGCGCGATCAATGACTCGCTTGCCCTGTTCAACGAATTGGTCGGAGCCTGGGGCATCAAGAACTTGCGCCAGTTCATGCAGACCAACTTTACCGTGGGCGAGATCAGCGCAATCAGCAAAGACCTCAAGCCAGGCGGTGAGCACGCAGACACCACGGTCAAGGGCGCGGCCATCATTGGTCCAAAGATCGGCAACGGCTTTTTCTCCAACCTGTATGGCGACTTCACTTCCCTGACGATGGACCGCTGGCTGGTCCGCACCTGGGGCCGGTGGACCGGCACGCTCATTAAGAGCCTGCCAAAGCATGTGGAAACGGCCACCAACCGCCTGAACTCGGCAATCCGTAGCGCAACCCCAGAACAGGCCGCAAGCCTGTCCAAGGTTATTGGCATGGACATAGCCAACACCGAGGTTAATCGCCTGGCTGATGCCATCCAAAAGGCCTCCATGGACCCAAAACTGCGCGAGCAGATGAACGAGTCCAAGGTCGGCGAAGAAGTTCGCAAGGCGGGCAACAGCCTGGCTAAGTACAACGACGGCCAAAAGGAAGCACCGGCTGGCCCCCATGAGCGCACCTACATCCGCTCTGTCTTTGCCCAGATCCTGGCTGAGTTGCAGGCTGATCCAGCCTATGCTGACCTGACCATGGCCGACTTGCAGGCCGTGCTTTGGTATGCAGAGAAACGACTCTACGAATCAGCCAAAGACAATAATGTTGACCAAGAGTCAACAGACGGGTATAGTGATGAAGATGCCCCAGACTACGCCAACGCCGCCGCAAGTGTTGCGCGTACCTTGGGTGTTTCCGATCGCAAGATCAACAATGCATTGAAGAAGGAGTCTAAAGATGAACGCGCAAGACGAACACGATTACAAGATGAGCAAGCGCAGGTCGCTGGAGGGGAGCAAGCAGAAGCTGGAGGCTTTACTCAAAGAGAAAAACGGCTCTTTGCAGGCGCAGTCGCAACCAGAATTGCAAGATCCAATCGAAGCGGCGATCAAAAACAATCCTGGTCTTACACGGCAAAAAGCAGTGGAGATGGCGGAAAAGTTCGGGTTCTAAAAAGCCAACTTGTCACCTACTCTCAAGAATGGAAAGCAGGCGCAGGCCTGGCCCGTGTGTACCGCAACAACGGTATCAAGGTGCCCAAGTTCTACGAGTTGGAGCAAGGCAACGCACAGAATGCACAACGATTCTCTGAATCCATTACAGCCAGCAAGCAAGCCAGTGGCGACATGGGCGCGGCTGTCTTCGTCTACCCAGTCGAAGAATACCAAGGCATGCGCCTGTTCTTGGCTGAAGACGGCTTGTCCGGCGTCGCTGTCAAACCTGATGGCGACATCGTGTCGGTGTTCTCGCAAGCTGGCGCTGGCCGCTCTGTCATGGAGTTGGCCGTGGCCGCAGGCGGTACCAAGCTAGATGCATTTGAGACGATCCTGCCTGAGTTCTACGCCGCGCATGGATTCGTTGCGGCTTCGCGTTTACCCTGGGATAACACCCAAGCGCCAGAAGGCTGGAGCAAGGAAGCATTTAAAGACTTCAACAACGGCGAGCCGAATGTTGTTTTTATGGCCTTGGACCAGTCGTATTACGGTTGGCACAAGATCAGCGACGGCAAGAAGTCCAAGACCTATGACGACGCTGTTGCAGATCAAAACCGCGCTGTAAAGCGCAACAAAAAAAGGAGAGAAGATAATGGAAAACCCGCAGTCTTTGCCCAATCAGGAACCGGAGCAGGCGGCGTTCAACGCCTACGAGCAAGCGATCTCGATGTTACCCAGCGATACGGGACAGCCAGGGATGGATCAACTTCAGTCCTTGGTATCCACTATTCAAAAGAACCTCGAAGCAGTCTTACCGGATTCGCCTACGACACAGGCTTAAAAGGCGCTGAAGCTGGCCGCTTGGCAGGTGGAGATCCTCGCCTGGCCAACCGGGTTCACTTCTATGTCGACACCGGCAATGGCATTAAGCCAGAGGCTGGTGTTGGCGGTAATGTCCACGCCATTTATTTGGACAACCTTTACGACGCGTCGGCTGACCCGCTGGGCATCCGTGCCCAAGCATCAACCGGTGGCCGTGACGACGCAGGTAAATGGTTCAACGATGTAGAGGCCGCAATCATTGATGCCGGGTTCGATGGCGTCTACATACCAGGCGCTGGCGGTGACCAGGGTGTTGCTGTGCTTTTGGGGCCAAAACACACCAAGGTGCCAGTCGAACAGCATGGCATGCACTCAATGCCATTACAGGGCGCGTATACGACGCCTGCAAGCACCAAACGCAAGTACGCGATGCTCACCCCTGAGATCCGTAAATTTGAGGCCCAGGAGGCTCAGATCAAGGCGGCGGCACCATCCGCTGACTTGCGCTCTGGCACGCTGACCTTTGACGACGCCGATGCTGAAGCTATAGCCAAGTTTTTCCCGCCAGCGGCGCAGGCTCAAATATTCCGTCAACCAGAACGCGGTGGGTTCGATCCGAAACGATTGACCACAATTCTCAACGAGAAGGCGGATATGTCCACTTTCCTGCATGAGACTGCCCACTTCTTCCTGACGGTTTACGCTGACATGGCCGCACGGCCAGATGCGACCGCACAAAACAAAGAAGACATGCAGACCATTCTTGATTGGTTTGGCATCAAAGACCTGGCCACCTGGAACGCGCTGTCTCTCGATGAGCAACGCAAGTACCACGAGTCATGGGCATACAACTACGAGATCTATTTGTTTGAAGGCAAAGCACCAAGCCTGCAAATGCAATCGATGTTTGAGCGATTCAGCGCCTGGTTGCGCCGCGTCTACAAATCGATTCGCGACGAACTCAATGAGATCTATCGCCAAGAAAACGGCGAAGACCTGCCAATCCTGACCGGCGAAGTCCGCCAGGTTATGGACCGGATGCTGGCCAGCGAAGAGCAGATCAAGCAGTCCGAGGCAGTCAACAGCATGGTGCCGATGTACCAGAGCCAAGAAGAGTCCGGCATGCCTGACGAAGAGTGGGCCGCTTACCAGGCAATGATGGCCGAAGCTACAGAGGCATCAATAACTGAGTTGACACAGGCAAGCCTGCGCCAGTTGAAGTGGCTTGGCAATGCTCGCTCTCGCGTGCTCAAAGAGATGCAGGCAAAGACTGCTGACACCCGCAAGGGCGTGCGCGAAGAAGTGGCCGCAGAAGTTCAAGAGGACCGCGTCTATCTGGCCATGGAGTTCTTGAAGCGCGGCATCACCAAAGATGAAAACGGCCAAGACATCCAGGCGCTGACTGGTCACAAACTCAAGATCGCCGATGTCAAAGCGTTGTACCCAGAAAGCAAAGAGTCGCTGACACCTGCGCCTGACTTGACCAAACTTGGTTATGGCAAGTACGGCATGTTGGCTGAAGACGGTTTGCCGCCTGACCTGGTGGCATCGATGTTTGGCTTTGACTCTGGCGACCAGTTGGTCCGCTCATTGCTCGAGGCCAAGCCCATCAAAGAAGAGATCGATGCCCGCACTGATGAACGCATGATGGCTGAATTCTCTGACTTGATGGACCCTGCCAGCATTGAGTTGGAAATCCAAAAGGCATTGCACAACGAGGCACGCGCCCGCTTTGTGGCCGTCGAGTTGCGCTACCTGGCCAAAGCAACACAGCCTGCACGCTTGATGATTCAAGCCGCGAAGACTGCGGCCAAGTCAATCATTGGCAACAAGGTGATCAGCGAGATCCGTCCGCGTGACTACACGCTGGCAGAAGCCCGCGCATCAAAAGAAAGCATCAAGGCATCCAAGGCTGGCAAAACTACTGAAGCCGCAAAGGCCAAACAAAATCAATTGTTGAACAATCAGTTGTCGCTCGAGGCAGTCAACGCACGCAAGGAAATTGACAAAGCTATTGATAGCTTTGCCAAGATCTTTAAGGCCGATGCGAAGATGGCCAAGAACCGCAACATTGACCTGGTCAACGCCGCACGCTACATCCTGGGCCACTACGGCCTTGGCCCGCGTGATGTCGACCCGGCAAAGTTTGTGGAGCAACTCAAGTCCTACAACCCAGACTTGTACGCAGACATCGAGCCGATCTTGCTTGAGTCGACTGGTGGCCCACGCAACTACAAAAAACTTACGCTTAACGAATTCCGTCAGATGAAGGAAATTGTCGATGCGCTGTGGTACCAGTCTAAGCGTGAAAACGAAGTGATGATTGAAGGCAAAGCAGTTGCTCTTGATTCGATCATTGCCGAACTGAATGCGCGACTTGACGAGATCGGTGTGCCTGAAGAGGTTGCCGGTGAACGCATGGCGCCTGGTCCAAAAGAAAAAGCCATCCGCGCTCTGTACAACGCCAAGGCATTGACCCGCAAGGTCGAGCACTGGGCTGATGCAACAGACGGCCCTGGTGGCCCTGGCCCATTTACTAATTACATCTGGCGCCCACTGCGTGCCGCTCTTGACCAGTACCGCGTCGATCGCAACCGCTATGTCAAAGACTATGTAGACATGATCGGCAAGCTAGACCTGCCAGTGCAAAAGATTACCGCACCTGAACTGAACTACACATTCGGCAATGAAAACGGCGGCATCGGTAAAGCAGAGGTGCTTGGTGCATTGATGCACATCGGCAACGACAGCAACATGAAGAAGTTAATTGCTGGCCGTGGCTGGGGGCAAATCAATGAAGACGGCTCTGTCGACACGACGCGCTGGAATAGTTTTATGAACCGCATGATCGACGAAGGCGTGCTGACCAAAGCAGACTTCGACTTTGTGCAAGCTGTATGGGATTTAAATGAAGAACTCAAGCCTATGGCGCAAGAGGCACATCGCGAGATCTTCGGCTACTACTTCAAAGAAGTCGAGGCTCGTCCAGTGGTTACGCCGTTTGGCACATACCGTGGTGGATATGTTCCGGCAAAGACTGACCCGTTCATAGTTCGCGACGCACAGCGTCAGATGAAGATGGAGGAACTCGAGTCCGACTTCCGCAACTCGATGCCAAGCACTGGCGCCGGGTTTACGAAGTCTCGCGTCGAATACAACAAGCCTCTATCTTTGGACATCCGCGTGATGGCCAAGCACATCGATGATGTGATTCGCTTTGCACGCGTACAGCCTACGATCCGCGACACACTCAAGATCATTCGCAAGCGTGACTTTGCAGACACGATTACCCGCATCGATCCGACTGTTATCGAGGACATGATCTTGCCATGGCTAAATCGATCTGCCCGTCAGATCACGAGCGAGGTTGGCATGAACCGAAGCGTCGACAACTTCTGGCGTGCTGTTCGCGCTCGCACTGGTATTGGCATCATGTTTGCCAACATTACCAACGCATTGCAACAGGTGACTGGTTTCTTCCCTGCATTGCTCAAGGTCGAAGGCAAATACATGAAGACGGCCCTGGTCGACTACATGAAGAGTCCAACAGCGCAGGCTGAGTTTGTTGCTGAGTTGTCGCCATTCATGGCTGACCGCATGAGCAATCAAATGATCGAAGTGCAGGACATGATGAATGACCTGCTAATCAACCCAACAAAATTTGACAAGATCCAGAAGTGGTCCAACAAACATGGCTATTTTTTGCAACAGGCTTTCCAGAACTTTGTCGACATCGTGACCTGGGTTGGCGCATACAACCAAACCGTCACAGATCTTGGCGCAGATGTTGATGAAAAGTCAGCAAGCAATGAAGCAATCAAGCGAGCAGACGCCGCAGTGCGTATGACGCAATCTAGCTTATTGCCTGAAGACTTGTCTGCCTTTGAAGTCGGATCGCCGTTCTACAAGACGCTGATCCAGTTCTATGGCTACTTCAACATGATGGCCAACCTGAACGCCAACGAGTACATCAAAATCTTCCGTGACCTTGGATGGCGTGGCCAAAAGGGCAAACTGTTCATGACCTACCTGCTGGGCTTTGGCTTGCCAATGCTGGCCGCTGACGCCATCGTGCGCAGTCTGGGCGGCGGCTGGGACGACGATGATGATGACGGCTACCTCGATGTCTTTATGAGTTGGTTCCTTGGGTCACAATTGCGTGGTGCTGTTGCCATGGTGCCGTTTGGCTCTGCGGCTATCGTGCCATTCAACGCTTTCAACAACAAGCCTTACGATGACCGCATGACCACCAGCCCGTCTGTATCGACGCTGGAAGGTGCGACCGTCGGTGTAGTAAAAGCCGGTATCAACATTGCAGATCCTGACAAAGATGTGACGGGCAAGAATGTCCGAGACATCCTGACCCTGATCAGCCTTGTGACCGGCATCCCCGTTACCGTGCTTGGCAGACCGATTGGTTATGCCATCGAAGTCGAGCGCGGAAAGATTGAACCAACCTCAACTGCCGACTACATTCGCGGGCTTGCCACTGGCAAAGCAAGTGAATCGTCGAGACAGTAAGGTACCCGTATCCACAACCAAAATGCTTAGTCTCTTCACAATTGTCCAGGAGTTCCGCCCATGACCATCAGTTCAAATAGCCGGAAAGCCGGTCCGTTCATTGGTAACGGGACAGCCGCGACTTTCCCCTTTACATTCAAGGTCTTCCAGGCTTCTGACCTGGAAGTCGTGAGACTCACTGTCGCTACGAATGTGGAGACGGTGCTTGTGCTCGGCACCAATTACACTGCATCGGTCAATGAAGACCAGAACTCAAGCCCTGGTGGCACGATCACGCTGTCTGCTGGCGCCCTGGCGGCTGGCTTCAACCTGGTCATCACCTCGGACATTGAAAACCTTCAGCCGACCGACCTGACCAACCAGGGTGGCTTTTACCCTGAAGTGATCACCGACGCGCTGGACCGTGCAACGATTCAGATTCAACAGCTTCAAACTTCTGTCGACCGTGCGGCACTATTGCCAATCACGAGCGACGCAGATGCCGCGTCCCTGGTGGCCGACATCGTGCGCCTTGCTGACAGCGCAGACAACCTGGACATCGATGCAAACAACATTGCATCAATCAATTCTGTTGCCGGTAGCATTGCAAATGTCAACACCGTTGCAACCAATATTGGCAATGTCAACACAGTTGCCGGTGTATCAGCCAATGTGACTTTGGTTGGCACAAACATCGCATCAGTCAACACTGTTGCGGCTGACTTAAATGAGCCAGTGTCTGAGATCGATACTGTCGCGACCAACATCACGAATGTAAACACAGTCGGCACCAACATTGCTAATGTCAATACAGTGGCTGGCATCAGCGCCAATGTGACAACCGTCGCAGGCATCTCTGCCAATGTGTCGACCGTGGCTACAAACAGCGCCAGCGTGGTGACTGCGGCCACCAACATTACAAACATCAACACGGTCGCATCTGATCTTAATGAACCTGTTTCTGAGATCGACACGGTGGCCACCAACATTGCAAATGTGAATACCGTTGGTACCAACATTGCCAGCGTAAACACTGCCGCAGGAAACAACGCAAACATTACGACTGTGGCGACCAATATCGCCAATGTGAACACGACCGCAACCAACATTGCGAATGTGAACTCGGTCGCAGGTAACGCGACCAACATCAACGCGGTGGCTGGCAATAGCACAAACATCAATGCTGTTGCGACGAACTCAACAAACATCAATACTGCCGCGACTAACATTGCTTCGATCACGACTGTTGCCAATGACTTAAACGAACCTGTCAGTGAAATAGACACGGTTGCAAATAGCATTGCCAATGTCAACACAGTTGGCACAAACATCGCAAGCGTTCAGACTGTTGCTGGCATTGCCGGTGATGTAAACACTGTTGCAGGTGTTGCGCCCAATGTGACCACTGTTGCAGGCATTAGCGCAAATGTGACTACGGTTGCAGGAGTGGCCGCGAATGTAACGACTGTTGCTGGCATCTCGGCTAATGTCACTACGGTGGCAGGTATTTCTGCCAATGTCACTTCGGTGGCCGGTGTCGCATCAGACATCCCAATCGTTGCCGCCAATGTGGCCGACATCAGCAACTTTGCCGATGTGTACCAGGGCGCCAAGAGCACGCCTCCTACGCTTCGCAACGACGGCAGTGCGCTTCAGATTGGTGACCTGTATTTCAACAGCGTAAGCAACGCAATGTTTGTGCGTGCAAGCACAGGCTGGGTTCCTGCTGGTTCAAGCGTCAACGGTACAAGCCAACGCTATCGATACATTGCAACTTCTGGCCAAACGACTTTTACTGGCGCAGACAGCAATGGCAACACGCTGACTTATGATGCTGGTTTTGTTGACATCTATTTAAACGGTGTCCGTCTTGACAGCACAGACTTCACTGCATCAAGCGGCACAAGCATTGTGCTGGCCTCTGGTGCCGCACTAAACGACGAACTTAACATTGTTGCGTTTGGCACATTTAATGTGGCGGCTTTTAACGGCTCTGGCCTAGTAGATGGCACGACCAACATCAGCAAACTAAATGCAACAGGCACGCGCAGTGCTTCGACATTTTTGGCTGGCGACAATACCTTCAAGGCTGTGGCTGTCACACCAACTGCCGTTTCAGATCAAGACAATACAAGCACTGGCTACTTCGATTTGCCTTCAGGCACTACAGCAGAGCGGCCTGGATCAGCAACCGCTGGAATGACAAGATACAACACGACTCTTGGGTTCCCAGAGTTTTTTAACGGCAGTCTTTGGCAACAACTGCAACCTGCTCCGTACAGCATTGATGTTTTAGCTGTTGGTGGTGGTGGTGGCGCGGCAACAAATGATGCCAACAACGGCCCTGGTGGCGGTGGTGCTGGCGGTCTGTTTAGTTCAAGCCTTACAGCAACTTCAAACACTGTAATGACGGTAACAATTGGAGCCGGTGGTGCCGCAACGACTCAAGTCCAAGGATCAAATACAACAATATCTGGTTTAGGTATTACAGCATTTGGCGGAGGTTCTGGAGCCAATGTAACAAATTGGGCGGCTCTTAGTGGTGGATCTGGTGGTGGTGGTGATGGATATAACCAATATCCAAACGGTGGCGCTGGAACTGCTGGCCAAGGTAATGCAGGCGGGACAGGCACAAATACAACAGGAAACCCTCGTTGTGGCGGTGGCGGTGGCGGCGCTGGCGCCGTAGGAAATAACGCATCAGGAAGCAATGCTGGCAACGGCGGCAACGGTGTTAATTGGCAATCTTTGGGTACCTTTTACGCAGGTGGCGGAGGAGGTGCTGGATCTAATACCGGAACTGGTCAAGGCGGTAACGGTGGTTCTGGTGGCGGCGGAAACGGCGGTGGTGTAAGTAACGGCTTTACGGCCCAAGCAGGTACTGCAAACACAGGCGGAGGCGCAGGTGGTAATGCTAACTTTGGAACAGCAAGAGCCGGTGGCTCCGGCATTGTGATTATTCGCTACCTTGGCGCACAACGCGCAACAGGCGGCACAGTGACAAGCGCAGGCGGCTACACCTACCACACCTTCACTTCGTCCGGCACATTCACGGCATAAGGAATCGATATGAGCAAAGCACGAAATTTAGGTCGATCATCACAAGACGCAAGCGCATCAGGAACAGGTGCATTTGATGTATCAACTGGTACCACAGCAGAGCGTCCAGCAAATCCAACGACTGGATATTTGCGATTTAATAGTGATTTTGACGCACTGGAAAATTACACTGCTTTGGGATGGGCTAAAGTCTCAATTCCAATTCCAACTATTTTGTCCATTACTGGAACAATTTATGCTGGAGCCGCATCAACTTTAACATTTTCTGGGTCACGATTTGGTGCAAGTGCAGGAGTTGTTAATTTTACTTCTGGAGCAACAGTTGCTAATGTTAATGTCACCCCATCAAGCGATTCTGCATTAAGCGTTGCAGTTCCTGCGTCAATATATGGATTGTCTAGTGGCGCATCGGTTGACATTAAATTTACCAATGGTGATAACGGCGTTTCAAACATTATTACAAAAACAGCCGAAGCATTGCCAACAGGTGGAACAATTACAACCTCTGGAAGTTATCGAATACATACATTTAATTCTTCTGGAACATTTACCGTACCAGGCGCTTTAACTCTTTCCAATGTTGAATATCTTGTCATTGCTGGTGGCGGTGGCGGAGATTCAAACCGTGGTGCAGGTGGCGGTGGTGCAGGTGGTTATCGTTGCTCTGTTGTTGGCGAATCTTCTGGCGGTGGTGGTTCTGCTGAGTCAAGGTTAACTCTTACTGCAAGCGCATACACAGTAACAATTGGCGCTGGTGGCGTAGGTAGACCAGCAGGCGCAAGTCCAGATTCAGCAAATGGAAGTAACAGCGTTTTTGGTTCAATAACTTCAACTGGAGGTGGCTTTGGTACCTCAAACAATCGACCCGCCCCATTTAACGGAAATTCTGGCGGTTCTGGTGGTGGTGCCGGGGCGGCTACTAATTTGGGTGGTACTGGCGGCGCAGGAACATCTGGCCAAGGCTATGCAGGCGGATCTACTAGCGGAGATGCAATAACAAGTGAAAATGAGGCAGGAGCCGGTGGTGGTGGCGCAGGCGCTGTTGGTGCAAGCACATCAACAAGAACTCAGGCTGGCGCCGGTGGGTCTGGTGTTAGTTCATCAATTACTGGCACAGCAACTACTCGCGGTGGTGGAGGCGGCGGTGGTAAAAACGGAGCGTCTTCCGGTGCTGGCGCTGGTGGAGCCGGTGGCGGTGGTGCTGGTTGCGCTGGTTCTGGAAGTCAACCAGGTTTGTTTGCAACAGCAGGCACAGCAAATACTGGCGGTGGCGGCGGAGCAGGCGGAGCAAATCCAGCAAACGGCGCAAACGGCGGATCAGGCGTCGTCATTGTTCGATACATACTTTAATTGGAGAAGCACATGGCACATTTTGCAAAAGTAAACAACGGCATCGTCGAGCAAGTTATCGTCGCCGAGCCAGAATTTTTTGACACCTTTGTGGACTCTAGTCCTGGTCAATGGATTCAGACTTCATACAACACGCATGGCGGTGTTCACGCAAACGGTGGCACGCCACTACGCAAGAACTACGCAGGCATCGGCTACAGCTACGACGCAACGCGTGATGCATTTATCCCGCCAAAGCCGTACGCAAGCTGGCTATTAAACGACGACACATGCTTGTGGGGCGCACCGGTTGCAATGCCAACTGATGGCGGTCGCTACACATGGAATGAATCAACTCAGGCTTGGGACACGGTCCCTGACGAACAGCCATAAAAAAAGGATAAGCAATGGACCAGACGCTTTTTAACTGGGTAGTGGGTGTCTGCGGATTTCTTGGAGGCTGGATCTTGAAAGTTATCTGGGACGCAATCAAAGAACTCAAGAGCGACATTCGTCAAATCGAGCGCGACTTGCCCGAGGTCTATGTGCGCAAGGATGATTTCAAAGAAGCTGTTCGCGACATCAAGCAAGACATGAAAGATGGCTTCAACAAAATCGACAACACCCTTGGTTTGATTTTTAAAAAACTTGAGCACAAGGAAGACAAGGAATAAAAAGGTTAAGCAATGATTGACGCTACACCATTACCACCACCCCCACCCGCCATTGTTTACTATCAATGTGTGCGCTGGACTTGGACCGGAGATGTGTACGACAGAAAAGTTGTTTGCCTTGAGTGGGTTAAAAAATGATCGATCCATTCACAGCACTTGCCGCAATTCAGACTGCTGTAAAGCTGGTCAAGACTGCCGCAAAAACTGTACAGGATGTTGAAAGTCTTGGCCCCGTATTGGGCAAGTTTTTTACAGCCAAAGCCGACGGAATAAAAGTTCTTCAGCAGTCTAAGACCAAAGGCTTTAAGGGCAGTTCAATGGGTCAAGCCATTGAATTAGAACTTGCAATTGAACAAGCCAGGGCGTTTGAAGAAGAAGTAAAAATGCTTTTCTTTCAAAGCAATAAGATGGATGTCTGGCAGAAGATTGTGGCTCGTGCCGCAAGCATAGACAGAGAAGCGGCTCATGATGCACGCCGTGCAAAAGAAGCTGAGAAGCGGCGCAAAGAAGAGATTGACGAAGTAATTACGATTGCTTTGGCTGTGTCCTTGTTGGCGATTCTGCTGGGTGGCATGGGCTGGTTTGTTTACGACGCTGTGCAACAGTGCGGCGGCAAGTGTGGTTTTCAGAAATGATAGGAGAGTAGGTATGGACAAGGAAAATTTAGAAAACATCAAACTAGAACTTCTTCGCATGGAAGCAAGTACGCCAGCAAAAGAAGTGGCTGGCAAAGCCATTGGAAAAAATGGTTTGGTTTACATCACGATCATCGTGGCAATGGGCGTCGGCGCTTCTGTTGTTTTGGAAGAAGGCAAGATGGCCGCTGTTATGGGATTGCTTGGTGCATCTTTAACCGCATTGATTTCCATGTTGAACGGTGTTGCAGGCGCAACGCCAAAGCAAGACAAGCCAGAGTTTGAAATCATGAAGCAATTGATTGAACGACTTGACCGCATGGCCGATCGCGATCCAATGTCTGTATCAGTTGAAGGTGACAAGGTTGTTGTTCGCAAGGGTGACGAGTCTTTTACTTCTAGAAGGGGTGAGTAATGTTTCCATTGACCGCACTATTTGATGTCGGCATGAAAGTGCTCGACAAATTTATTCCAGACCCAGAAGCAAAAGCAAAAGCACAGCAAGAACTTTTGAAGATGCAACAGGAAGGGCGCCTGGCTGAACTCAACGCCGACAACATTGAAGCGCAAGAGTTGACCAAGCGTGCCCAGGCTGACATGGGCAGTGACTCATGGCTGTCTAAAAACATCCGTCCTATGACGCTGATTTTTATCTTGATTACATACACGACCTTTGCAATGATGTCAGCGTATGGCATCGACACAAATCAAAAGTATGTCGAGTTGCTTGGCCAATGGGGCATGCTGATCATGTCGTTCTACTTCGGCGGTCGCACGCTTGAGAAGA